CGTATACAGTCCCTTGATCTAATTCTAATTTACTTTTCATACAAATGTTAACGCAAACATTGCGGCATCTTGCTGACGTTCAAAAACAAACACCAGTCCCATTGTAGTATACTGACCTTGGCACGCTGTGTCAAGCCACTGATTAATCGCTTCTGACTTTTCTCCAGACATCGGTGTAAGAATAATTTTGGTCCAACCTGCCTCGACAAATACTGAAGATAACAGATCAAAGTCAAGTTGCCGTTGAATCTCCTTGGCGGCTGCATCAAATTGTTCCAGTAAGTCTATCGCCATCTTAGTGTGAACCAGTTAGCATCATCTTGTTCGCCGAAGTAGAATGCGTAGATGTAGTCCCATTGATATGAAACATCACTAACATCAGTTTCATCCATGAACACAAACGATTTACAGTTTGCCAAACACCAGTGTTTGATCTTATGTGGGGTGTCCTTTAAATCGATATCGGTGATTAGAACACTAACGCATTGATCTAAAATTTCCTTAGGCGGTCTAAACTCTTCCGAATCTAAAAAATCGTACATCACTTGGACCATCTTAGTGCAAACAGTATGCTATCTTTTTCTTCGTTAAACTTGAAGTCCATATAGTCTTCTGTGGGTTTACAAATGTAACGCTGTCCAGGTAAGCCAAAGTGTTCAATGGCCCATACGCAGGTTTCATCCCAGTCACTGGGTTGATCTCCATCACGCCAAGGTATACGTACATTGTAGGTATTCATGTTAATTTTTTGAGATTATTCTGCGCTTTGATTTGTTGCAATGCCCGCAGGTTCGAAACTGCTCTAAGTAAATGTCTAACCCACGTTTAGTTGATGTTGGGTTAGTCCACGGCAACCAGGCATGCATACCAACAAAACACTGCCATTGTTTTTCTGCTAACAAGGGTTGATCTCCTAATGCTCGGAATACATTTTCTGTTTCTACGGACATTTTAGCCCCACGCCAACAAAAACATATTCATATCTGCTTCATCCTTAAATGTTAGTACCATTCCTTTTCTGGGATGGTAGGAAAATGATTGCCAACACCACTCGTCCATTTCCTCTTCTAAGGAAACATCATAGGATCTCCAGTCGGCGATGACTAAACTTTTACTATCTGCTTTAATAAATTTTACGACCATCTCAATGCAAACCACATAGCAATTTCTTCATTGTCAAATATAAACCGATAGGTTGATATATTGTGTTTACTACGAGTACCAACCCAAAAACAAGCCCATAGTCCTTGCTTATTACTAATTACCGACCACTTCTCGCCTAGTTCAGTTTTACACCACTGCTCGGCTTCACGTACTCTGTGCTTGGGCACATATACCTCATGGGGTAAAGTTTTTAGTTGCTTAAAGGCCATTTGAGATAAAAATAAACTAGATCTTCTTTGCGAAAGTGTCCAATGATTGCCACACGATAGCCGTAGGATGCCATGTCAGTATCTATGCGATACTCTAGGGAATTAGGAAAAGCATGTTCAAAACACCAAGTGCCTTGTTCACTGTTTTGCCATTCCCACATTGGGCCAGCGGCATAGATCTCTGGATCCTCGACATCGGCCATTCTAAATGTATGAACCAATGTTCGGTCATACACCGCAGAGATTACTTGCCCATCTTGCTCAATCTCTCGAACGATATGTTTGTGAGAAAAGGACGAGGAGTCCGCACTCCCCGTCCCCACCCCTTGCGGGGCGTCCCTCACAGGAACTTTACTTTGCTTGCATTGCGGCGGTGATGTAAGAGCCATACTTTTTAGCAAATTCGTTGTACGTCTTCATCTTGGAACCTTGGAAGATGAGACCATAGTTCTGCAAGGCAACCTTAACAGCAAGGATACAAATCTCTGTGCTAAAGTTATCCATAATAAAGCGGAAGAAGTTATCTACCATGCCGTGCCACTCCGCAGAGTCCAGCTTGGCCTTGTTCTTGTTGTAGTAGTCCTTGAGCTCATAGCACATGCTAATGGTCAAGGAGTAGTGTGCAGACACTTCCTTAGTACCAATTGTACTAACCTTACCTGCAAGGACATCGCTTGGGTCAGGAAGCTGGCTAGCAAACTTGCGGTGTGCCATAAACTTAACAGCAAGACCTTCACCAACAGCACCTGAGATCAAATCCATTGCCGAGCTGTCGTCGAGTTCTTCATCACGTAGCAGGTCGCTAACAAATGACCATGTACGTGGAGTAGCAAAGGCACGTGACGCACTCTCTGGACGGAAGTCGTACAAGTCCTGCTTGGCAAAGTTAAGGTAACCTACCACGTCTGGGTGTGTGTTAACATTAACCGCCCACTCGTTCCAGCTTTCAAAGTCGCAACGCAATTCCAAGTGCAGGAAGCGGTTAGCCAACGGAGCAGGCATACGATAAGTAACGCCTCGGTCGCTTTCACGGTTACCGGCCGCCATAATAACAACATTGTCTGGCAGTCGGTATTCACCAATGCGACGGTTCAGTGTAAGCTGATAGGCACTAGCCTGTACCGCAGGAGCCGCGGCGTTCATCTCGTCTAGGAACAGTACGACGATGGGATACTTACTAGCAAATTCTTCACTGGGCAGTTCGCTAGGGCTAGCCCAACGCATAGTGCCACTGGTAGTATCAAAATAAGGCATGCCCTTGAGGTCGGTGGGATCAAGCAAGGGCAAACGAAGATCAATTAGAGCACCGCCGAGACTTTCTGCAAGCTGGGCGGCAAGGTCGGACTTACCAATACCTGGAGGACCCCAAAGCATGACCGGACGCTTGCAACGCATAGCAATGCGAACATCCTTCTTAGCTTCACGAATAGTAACGGTACGGACTTCTGATGCGGACATTATAAAAACCTTTCCTGTGAGTTAAACTAATTTCTTAGTCTTTGTAGTATATGTGATTCACTACTCTTTGTCAACCTGTTTTTTACGCTAAGTTCAAAATAGGTTGCATTTCTGCAATCAGCTCACGCTCACGTTGATGAGCCCAAGCCTTACCACGTCCTGTTTCCAAAACGAATACGTCGAACGCTTCTACACCAAACTTACGCATAGCAACATAAAGAGGCCATGTCTTGTCTTCAGTGCGAGCACGATAAGTGTGCTTGGCAAAGCGACTCAACACGCTCTTATTAACTGTGGATTCCGTTTTAGCAGTGATACCAACATAGCTCTTACCATTTACGACAAGTTCGTAAATGATGTGAGTGCGGTCTGTACGCTTTTTACGGGGTGTATTTTTGCAGTTCATGTGTTTATTATACAGCCTTATGCACCAAAGTCAACCACTTTTTTACCAAAATTCTGTTGTATTTTAGCCACAAAAAACCCTTTGTAAGCGGGTACTTACAAAGGGTACAGAATGTTGTGTAAAAACAACACTTTTCTGCTTAAAAATTAAGCAATTTTAGCCCGAAAATGCCAGCCATTGAGCTAAGTTTCCGCCGCATAATGCCCATGCATTTTGCTTGTCTTGCTCCCAGTGATGCAAGTTGTTTCTGTGTAAATGAAACGCTGTATTAGGGAAGATACGTACCACACCCAGTATTGCCCCTGCTGTGGCAAAAATAGGAGACGCAATAGTCAAAGGTGTTGCTAGGGTTTTATACCACATGTACCCTTCATCACTTAATTGCATACTGTGATTGTTATGCCAAACTCTGTGCGAAATTTCTTCCTTAACAGCATCATCCCAACTTTTATTTGCGCTGTCAATAGAAAATAGAAGGGGAGCATTAATTGTTCCACTCTTAATTGCTTGAAAGATTCTTTCTTCGTATGGTGATCTATTCTTGTACAAGTTGTCCATTTGTTAACTTGTATACTTGAAATTTGTCAGTGTTGAATAATGAGTTTAATTTGGTTGCTAGGTTAAATGCATGCCCGGGATTACTAAACGATACTTTTTTGTACTTAGGACCGGGATAGTTGGTTAAGCTATTAAAGCTCTTTAGATTGATAGGTTTACCGTCAAAAAACACCGCCCAAACCCCTTCGCTGACTAAAACTTGGTCAGTCTTATAGGTAGCCTTTTCGATATGCTCTAATAATATAGTGGGTTTAGGTCTGCTCATAATTCCATTCTCTGCTACTATATTTAGCGAAGAATGGAATTAAGCGATGTTAGAATTCTGGGATGCTATTTGGGTTTATTGTTACAGCCAAGCGACTTTTAAGTAACTCAGTATAACCGCCAATACGCTCGCCATCTACAAAGATCTGTGGGACAGTACGAACACCATTGCCAACGCTTTCGTAGAATGTTTGGCGAGCAGAGTCGTCGTCTAGATTGATTTCTTCGTAGGAATAACCCTTGTTTTTAAGCCACATTTTTGCAGATGTGCAGTAAGGGCAAATAGTTTTTGTGTATACAGTAATTTTCATTAGAATGAGCCTCCGTCAAGTTCGATGCTAGTGACTTGGCTATCAGCTAATTTTTTCTGGCTTTCTGCTAAAGCCTTTTGCTGATCTTGAAGTTCCATTAATAAAAACGCCAGCCCGTCTGCTACTCTACGTGCGTTAGCAGTAGTCATTCGCAGTTCGGGGGATTTTTTCTTTTCTGTTTGTGTTACTAAACCGATAAATTCTTCAAGGTCACGTCTGTTAAGCATGAAGATATTTATTGATTCAAGTTCTCTGCTTCAGATTCTGTGTGGAATGGTCCCCAGAACTGATTGCGATTTAGCGTTAGTAGCTTAGGGCAAAACGTAACACGGTCACGGCCTTTAACACGAATACGATACCACCCAGCGGCAAAATAACACTTGCTATTAGGCTCTGGCGTATACACAGGAAGTCTGCGTTGAACCTCGATAGCGGCATTAAAGTATGTTTCTTGATCAACTGGATATCCATCCAAGTCTGCTCTGATGGAAGAATTTTCTACAAATTCACCGGGCTCCCAGTCCTTGACACCCAACTGCTTGCGAACATTGCGAGCCGATCCTAGGTTATGTACATTGCCGTTCTTAGCAAGGATAAAGCCGTCTTCACTCTTGTGTACTGCGGCGACCTTTACGCCGTCGTTGAGTACTAACCAGCTTTGCCCTTCTTTTGTTGTTCTAAGTTCAAAAGTCATTAGTTAAAAATCTCCATATATTTGTGTACGTTACTGCCGATATTATCCATGCCATACTTGCCACATAGCTTCATGAAATACAATCCACTCTGAGCATGATTACGCACTACGGCTTTAGCGTCAGCAATAGTTTCGTCTAATACAGCCTTAATCTCTTCAGGCTGTTGTGTAAGGTCAATGATATGACGATTCATATTATAATCGTCAATGACCTGATGTTCAACTCCTTCGTGATCAACCCAACGCTGAAGCATGAGATTGTTCCAACGGAAGCCCTGTGTATTACGGTCTTCAAATGCTTCTAGCAGTTGTGTCTTACGTACACGGGGGTAGGCACTAAACACATTGTCGCTACTGTCGCCACGCATGCACTTCTCGAACAAGATCCATTCGGGGTCACCGGGCACCTTAGGTAGCTTAGTCTTTTTGTCAATAACAGTTTTACCTTTGTCATCGACAACACCTTCAAGGCTAATAACTTCCTTAGTAATGCCGTTAAAGATTTTAACGTTCGGTGCTAAGAGCTGAAAGAAGTCTGAGTCACTGGAGCAAATAATATGCTCGTCGTCTGGGTGTGTTTGGATCCATCGTGCGATGAAGTCATCTGCTTCACACTGACCATGTCGGAGGACCAATGCTCCGCTACGTTCTCTGAGGAATTTGCAGAAGTCATCAAAAGCCTCCCAATAGGCTTTGTCTTCGGCTTGCTCTTTGGTACTGAGCTCAGCCCTAGCGTCCGAGCGATTACGCTTGTATCTTGCATACACATCCTTCCGCCAACTGCGGCCTTCGAGACAATAAACTGCACGGTCTGTATTAAACAGTTCGTGCGCCCTTCGCACACTACTAAGCAAGATATGTAATGTCATGCCTAGTTTCATGTCAAGATCATCGCCTCGAGCAACGTGTCGTGCTCGAGAAAATGTATTAGCGGTATCAACCAAAAGATATTTCATAGTACCTCATCAGAGTCATCAACGGACTTTTTCTTACGTCGCTTAGTTGATTGTACACTCTGATTAGCTATTGTGTCAAGTAATTCTTTGTCTTCTGCGGCAACACTTAGGCACAAATCACGGAACCAACGGTCGATAAGTTCCTCGTCTGTTTCGCCTTTGTATCCAGCAAACCTAAGTTGGTCAATGAAGAATTCATTCCAATCCAATTCAAAGAAACCATTACGTGGGTCACGTGGATTAATACTAGTGTCCAACACTGATACCCAAGGTTCACGCTTTTCGGTTGCTAGTTCTTTTGGTGTCTTGGCCTTAGTACGTGGTGGAGTATATTCTTTAACTACTGCCGGTTTTTTAAATCTATCAAAGATTCCCATTTTCTTCTCCTAATGCTTTACTGGCCTTTAAGTACCAATCGGTGTTATCGGCAGTTAAGCCACTTTCAAATATAATTGTTCTAGCGTCACGAACAAGTTGTTCCATGTCCCATGCCCGCTTGTTAACTAGTTCTAGTCTACCCTCTAGTTCACATGTCTTTGCAAAATAATAATCGCTCATTTTGAGATTCTCTGTTTACGGAATTCGTCTACATCTTTAACAGCAGACTTGAGTGTTTCTGCATAGTTAATTGCTACCTGTTGTGGCAAGCATATAGTTGCTTGTTGCTTGGTATATCCAGTGGTAAGTATATCCCAAATCTGCCTCCAGCGACTCTTACTCCAGAACTCAGTCTTGGTAGTAACATAGATGTTAACAGTAATATCATGATCATCTGCTTCCACCCACAGGTCATGTGTGCAATCTGGATCAGTGCAGTCGCAAACAATCTGATAGACTTTTGAATCGCCCCAGTCGTTGATCTTTAGAATGCCCTGTGCTGGTAGTTGTGCCTTCATTACGTGCCCCACGCATTGCGCCAGATGTCTACGTGTAAACGTGGACTATAGCGATAGCCTTTTTCTAATGCTAGTTCTGCTACTTGCTTGGTGTTGAAATGATATTGGTCTGGGATACCGCCCTGGGGCATTAAGTAGACCGGCGCTTCGACGCCTGCGTCACGATACTCTCCCACAGCCCGGTCAACATCACTAACATCATCACTATTGGCAACAACAAACTTGAGATAATACTCACTACCCATAGGAACAGCAAGGTTAGCGTAAGATCTGAGTATGTCTGGCCTAATAGCCTCTTCCCAACGCTCGCCGCTAACAGTGAGCTTGGGGCTACATGACCATGTAACGTGGAATCGGTCTTGGGTTGCGAGGTATTCTCTGAAGTCATTGTGTAATTCCTGTGTTGTGTTAGTCTCAAAGGTCAAGTTCTTCAAGTCTTGCATACGTGGATGATCAAACAGTTCTTGATAAGCACGTTGCCAACCTAGCAACGGCTCACCGCCTGTAATGACCAAATGTACATCTTGACCATTGGGTTGTGTCCAAGTATTGTTAGGTACTAGTGCTAGCATCCTATCAACTACTTCATCGATTTCAAGTGTAGGACTTAGATGCTTAAAAGCAGGATGCCAGCTAGCGTAGCTATCACAGCCAGCAGTAGCCAAAGGCAAGTCTTCAAACGTCTTGTAGAGCGTGATGTTTTCACCGATACGATCTGGTT